CCCCCAACTACAACCAAATGGCCTTCAGTTGCTGTTGGAACGAATGTAAGTGCAATCCAAATGGCTTCCAAACTAGGAGCTACCAGGCTCGGTCAGCCACTGGTTTAAATACATTGGAGTCTCAATTCTTTCGCTACCACCCGGAAGAAGAGACAATACATATTGAATTGTTTTCAATCGATTATCTGCGGCATATAGGAATTGGTAAGAATGTAGCATTTCAAGCAATCTTTCATCAGTTTCAAACAAAAGTTTGTAATAGTGCGTATCATTTTTAGATGGAATGAGACACATAGGTTGCTTGATTATCATGCCAGCAAATTCGTACTCGTTCACAGTCAAATTTGCAAATTTTACAATAGCTCCCAATTCAGAAGTTTCACGCAGATATAGTTCTGTGGGGAAATCACGACTAACACGCAGTGTTGTGTCGTCGCCCATGCTCCAAATTAATGGAGCAGGGACATCACTAACACGCGACCAAGCAATTCGATGAAAGAACGATTGCATGTGGCTATTTGCCGAAAGCGTGATCACTGAGCCAGATTTCATCAAACCTTTCGTCAATTGTAGAAAACGACGTCCATCGGACAATTGAATGAGTGTTGGTTTGCTCTTAACGTCATAATCCAAATTGAACATTTCATTATAACGACGTTGAGCGCATTCAAGCCAGATTTTGAATTTTTCGGGATTTAAAGCTGAATCCAAACAGCACATCGACCGAAATTCCAAATCATCCTCACAGGCCCAGGCAGGTACGGTAAAATCCCATAAACTTTTATCCGCACTTAAATGCCAACCTGGAGTATGGCTGAAATAATCCAAACACCCTCCTTTTGCAAACGAGGATCCGCCCTTAAACTCACTTAAGGACGAGGTTTGAACTTCGCGATCATTTTGGGCATCGAAAAGCAAATGATCAACGATTTGATGCACAAGAGGTATGGACCAAATCAAACGAAAACGTTTGGCAGAGATTTTTGAAAGTTTATGCGGCTCATATTTTATAAATAACCGGATATAATATTGAATATCTCCTTCATCGAGCCAACGATAGACTTCTTCAATCAATCTGTCCTCACGTTCTCTATCCGGCAAGCCGGTGACAGGGTCAACACGCAGGAAATCAGAAATAGTAGGTGAATATTTACAGATGGGCAAGCCCGGTGATGAAGTAAAATCCAAAGCACGAATTACTCGAACCAAATGGGCCCTACTCAGAAAATCTACTGGCAGTGACCATTTGGAGAATTTGGAATTGGCTCGGTACGTTGCGGCAATGGCGGCTGAGCGTTCCAATTTGGTGGGGGTACGTGCGTTGGAGTGTGCATCGGCACGCAATTTTGCATGGGCACAAAGCGACTGGTACTCGCTGTCGCCTCCATAGGGTGGCCATTCGAAGGCGGAACTTGTTGACTTGTCGGCGATTGGTTCACACCCAGCTGATACTGCTTGTTCATGTAGCCAAGCAAATCTGCCCATTGTTGGTTGATCTCGCCGGGCGAAAATCGGTTCGCCGTCTCCTGCTGGCGCAAAACCGCAAGGGCTTCCAATAGATGATCGCCTTTCACTCGAACAGTCTGAGACGAATTCGGTTTCTTGTTGCGTTGTCGTTTCTTGGGCAATACTTGCACATCCTGTTGATTGACAACCATCGTTTCGTCTTTCGGTTGTTCTTGTGCCAAAACTTTCTGAGCTTTCTTCGCAGCTTGAGGCGTTTCCAATTTGTCCAGAACTTGTTGGCTCATCTGTTTCACTTTTTCCAAACCATCGTGTAGGAATTTGTCTTCCGTCACAGGTTTCTCCAACGTTTTCTGAATTTTTGAGCTCATTGTCTTGACTTGTTCCAGCTCTTCTTTCACAGCTTTCAAATCTTTCGATTTTTCTTTTTCCAATCGTTCCACTTTCATACACAATTCTTTGTTGCTCTCTGTAAGTTCCTGATGTTGACGTTTCACATCCTCCATAGTTTCCATCAAATACGCAAATTGAGCCGGTGGTTCTCTGTGTAGCGCTCCACGGATCAACATTTCCAGATCCTCGGGAATCAAGCACTCCACTTTCTTCTTTTGCTGGGCTAACAGCATGTCCGAGATTACTGACACCAATTTTTGAGTTTCCGAAAGTTGAGAATACACTTCCTTGATGTGTCGTGTCCAAGCAAGCTCGAAATTTGTTTGGCCCATTCGTTGTGCCAGATCCATCAGATCTGGTTTCAAGCTCTCTTCCCATGGCTCTGGTTCTGTTTGAGTAGCCCGAGTCATCTCGGGAACAATTCCGTTTCCCGACTGGGCATATGTCGGGCTAATTTCCGGAGGGTAGTCGGGATCAATCAAAATTGAACCCACTTCAGAACCAATCGTTTCATTTTGCACAAATGTTGATGTAATATTGCATCCGAAATCTCTGACAATTTTATACCTCAAATTGATTTTTGGCGTATTTATTTCAGTTTGTGCACTCGTACTAACATGTTTAGAAGATCCAACATTTTCACAAACAAATGCTTGTTTATGATTCTTCACAGGTGCCGGTGGCACAACAGATTCGTCGAACCATACAACATCTTCTGGTTGGACATCCGAAATAAAGTCCAAAAACTCAAGTTTTGATTTTGGAAAATCTTCTGTGTCATACGAGTAAATTTTTCCAAACTGATCTTCGATAACGACTATCCAATCAGCAGTTGGGGTGAAAATCAATTTTGCTTTCGCACTCTTTTTCGTTTTATAGAACATACGTTCCAAAAACTCAAAAGATGCACTCTCTTCTGCTGTTGTTTTCTCTCGAGTTATCAGTTCAAGAAGTGTCTTAATATAAGTAATGTCCACATACCGATTCAAAAGTGCATCATGACCATTACACGGCATTTTCATGGCTCCAATATGCATGCCAATGACAGTATTCATTGAATACAATGGTGCACCACTAGTTCCTCGACGTGATGAAGCGGTATGTAATCCGATGCCAAACACTTTATTTTCTGGAATATAACGCAGCACTCCCCTGGTTTCAACAAATTCATTTGTGTCACCAACTTTTGCGCCGTATGCGAGATTGCAGAGTTGATTTGCTCGATCAACATTATCTCGTTTCAATTTGACAAGTTTTACTTTGAGCAAATCAATCAATCTTTCAGGTATTCCAGAAATAGCCAAAAAGTCAACGGCATGTTCCGTTTGAAAATCATAAAATTTCAAACCATCGTGCTTCATAGAAACTCCAATGAATTTCTCATCGGGTCGACAGGCAAAGTACAAAGTACCTTCTGGATCCAAATTACGAAACACGTGAGCCGCAGTACAGAAGAAGAGTTTGTCTTTGACTTTAGTGAAGAAACCATGTCCAACACCTTCAATCACATCATCAGTGCCAAAACCAATGATCACAGTTTTACGTAAATTGGGATCTGATTTTGTTTTGACTGCTGTTTCAATCGAATTTGGTTGAATTGATTCTTCCATACTTTCACGATCAAAGATTACCACTTCCTCATCATTAAGAAGTATCTGATTGGCAACACGCAACTTGCGCAATTTATACCAAGTGATTATCGTGTGTATCAACATCAGTACTGAACTGATGGCAAGCACACTTGCAATTCCAAGAGCCAAGCCATACCGTATTCTGTCAGGTAGTGGCGGCCGACTCAGGAAAGTAAACCTCGTTGGTGTGCGACTTTCGCCAATCATTGCGTCCCCACGAATAACAATTCCTTCGACCAAATACATTACCAAGAAAACAATTGCACCGAAAGCGGCTAATACATGTATCGCTTCAATAATTGCAATTTTCTTGCTATGACGATTGGTTACTTTTACCAAGTCATGGTATTGCGGAGTATCAACAAATCTCACCATTTTGTGTTTGTCAAAGTATTCGC